TTTTTGCGAGTGCTGAATTTATTTTGCGGAATAATTGTTTCTGGCTTGTCATCAATCCATACGTCAATTTTATGACCGGCTTTGATTGCAGCCTCAATCTTGAATCTATCAGCACCTATGACCGGCACCGGCACACTATCTATGACTTCCTGCATTTTCCAGGCGGGTCGCTTGGTTATACAGATCACCTCATGCCCCCTAGACTTCAATAGATCGATGACCTGACACCAGCCCTCTGGATCGCAGCTAAATGTATTGTCGTAATCGATTGATATCTTCATAAATAACCGTGGGATAGCTTCTACCTTGCGGTTTGGATGGCTCTCTTGGCTGCGCGGATAATGTTCAATCGCAAATTGCTTTCGATGTATTTTTTTGCGAAGGCCGGCCCCTGATAAGTGATCCTTTGCTCTCGGGATGTCAGGTTCAGGTGCATAACCTTTGTGACCTTTTTGCTTTTTCCTCTGCCGGTTATCTTGTAAACACCATAACTTGAAGAGTCTTTCTTGCCGCCAGGATTACCAACAAAATGATTTCTTTTCTTTTCCAGCTGATGGATTTTGTCTCTGGCAAGGTTCCCGTACTTATTGACCTTGATCTTATCCTTAACCGGAGCAATCAATCGCCTGTTTCCTTGGTGGGGGTAGACTTTACCGCCTTCAATGATCTTCTTCATGTAAGGACGATCACCTTTAAAATATAAGGATCCTGAAAGACTACTCTTTGTAGCCTTGTCATAAATCAGACCGTTTTTGGTCCAGCGGGTAGGGCCTCCGTCGATGTCTCTTTCCATCATTTTCAGTTGGTTCTTGCGAGCACCAAAAAGTGTATCGTTTATCGATTTAGAGACAATAAACGGCACCTGACGTATAACAGGCTTCAGTAAATCCTCTAAAGTTTCGATGCTTAACTCAACTTTAATCATTGGTCTTGCTCTTCCTCTACAATCTCGCAAATTTCCTGAAAAACGGATTGGGTCACTATGTAATAATGCCCAATCTCGGTTAGTAGGTGCTGAGAATCATAAGATTTTGTCCCTGACTCCATCGGGCGCCATTCAACGTATTCTTTATCCTCGTATTGAGCGAGCATGTAAAAGTACGTTAGCTTCCCATCACGCGCGTGCCTTGCCAGATCTTTCAGCAATTGCTCTGTTTCGTTTATCACTATTTTTGTGACTTTGCTCATCTTTCAATACTAACACAGGCGCTATTTCATGAACATCGTGAGCGAAGTGCATTGACGCCTTCATAGCCTCTAATATGGCATCTGTTTTACGGTCAAACTGTAGAACAATCCATTGGAAATTGGTGTTTCTTGACCACCAAGGACCGAACACTTCACAAGTTTGCTGGCATACCTTCTCAGCCTCCTTTAGTGTCGTTGAGAAACCGCCGTATTCGGTGCCGTCCCTGGCATCGGTAAACCTGTATTGAATAACTCTCATCGCTCTTCCCTCTGAAGCTTATCTAACAAAGTCAAAATATCAGGCAAAACCTGACGGTGATACTCGTCCACATAGTCGGGCCCGTAATAGTCTTGGACTTTGACCAAGGTCATCCAAGCCTCTAGCAGATCTGTTCTTGTTGGTTGCATCATCTCGTTCTCCTCATTGTTACCGTGGGATAGTAAATAAACCATGGGATAGTAAATATCGGTGGAGTGATAAAGCCTTTATCGCTCCGCCAGTATCTTTATTCGTTCTTTAGCTAGTCGGTATCTCTTCCATTCATTGTAAGTGATCCGAGTTCCTTTGCGCTTCTCGTTCTCAAATATCTCTATGTACCACACATCCTCCTTTGCTTTCTCAATAAGTTTATTAGGAATATCTCCTCGCTTCTTGTCTCTAAACAATGCCGATACCGGCAGTCCGATAGCCTCCATAACTTCTGGGCCAGTAGCCTGACAATTGAAGCAGTGTATTAAGACTTTATCGTCCTCTTCTCTCAAGCTTAACGCTGTCGGATTACTGCCACCATGTACAGGGCAGACTGATCTATACCTGTCACCATGCTGCTTGACCTTGTCTAATCTTTGTAGGATATCAGCTAGCACGTTTAACCCTCTTGATATGTAAATGCTTAATGTAGCTTTTAGCCTCGCTAGAAACCGTTGTGACTCTCTCAGGTGTTATTGCGTTAGGCCATACACCAAACTTGCTACGGTATGCCCAGCTTGCCCAACCAGGCTTGTATTTCCTCTGATAAGCATAGGCTTGAAATTCTCCGAGCCATCTAGCCTTATCTTCCTTTGATGCTTCTTTGTTGGTCTTTTTTATCTCTTTTAAGACTTGGTCATCAGTCTTCAGCAACGCTTTAGTTGGTCGCTCATAACCGCAAGCGCATTTGACAATAAAGTGCTGCATACACTGGGGGCAAACAGATAACTCAGACTCTTTCTTTTCCCTGATCAGGTCCCGTTCGTCATAAGTCTTCTCTCCCGTATCTAAAGACTCAGGTACTACGTCTTCTGGGAACCCGTGCCACTGGACGTTACCGGCATGGTCAAGATAGATTGCCTCTTGCTTTGATTCATGAAGCCTAAAGATTCTTCCGGCACGCTGACAGAACGTGATCTTAGACTTAGTGCTAAAACAATCTATTAGGGTTTGGACTTGTGGTGCGTCATAGCCAGTGTTTAATAACCGGCTGCAACTCAGGATTTGGAAGTCTCCGGCATCATGTGATTCGAAGAGCATTTGCCGTTCTTCTTCATCCATGTATCCGTCGATGTGTTCTGCCGAGATTCCCGCTGCCTGGAACATCTCCACCAACTTCTTTGAGTGCTTGATTGAAGGCGAGAACGCAATAGTCTGCCCCTTACCGAACCTCTTGAAGTTTTCAATGATATCCCCTGCAAGTAAATCATCTTTCTCTACGGCAGCAGCAAGGCTGTTGGGATCATAGTCTAACGCACCCGTACTCATACGTTTAGTCTTGACACCCTTCAAGTCAACACTTCTGCCGCCATAGTATTTAACAGGGCATAAATATTTCTGATCTAGTAACTGTTGAGTGGTTATCGGCACTATTAAGTCACTGTAATGTTGACCCAATCCTTTAGAATACGGCGTGGCGCTTAAACCGATAAAGATTACTCGCCGGTTACTTTCCATCAGCTCAGTCAAAAATTTATAGTGGGTGTGGCATTCGTCAACGATTGCAACATTGAATATCGGTTGATACTTTCTCCTCGCAAGAGTCTGTAACGATGCGATCTGGACCGGCGCATTAGGATTAGTCCTCCAGTGCTCTCCCTGCATTACACCGCACTCAATGCCAGCAGCATCAAACTCTTCCAAAGCTTGGTTGACCAGTTTGACTCGGTCACAAATAAATATCCCTCGTTTACCCTTCGAAACCACATTTTTTAGGATTTCAGTCGATACTTTAGTCTTACCAAATGAGCAAGGTGCAGCAAGTATCATTCTCTTGTTACCCTTGCGAATAGAATGCCGAAGCATCTCTATCGCTTTAATCTGATGAGGTCTTAACATCTTACTCTTCGTCCTCCGGAACCAACGCCTGAAATAGTTGCTCAACAAAATTATGCAAAAAGTTATGGACTAACTCGTAATCCCCATCAGATGCTTGCAAAGACTCTTGGACCATCATCTCAGCGTAAAACGAAAGAAAGTAAGTGGTAAGCATTACCGGATCATACTTCTTACTATTCACAAGACCGTAAAAGTCTTCTATGTGAGTGTCTAAAAGATCATTGATCTCAGGGGTTGGATGATCAATCAGCTTCTTTTTAAGGTGTACTACATTTCCCATGACTTTCTCCTTAGATGAAACCTGAATATAACCCAAGCTAAACTAGAGGTCAACTGTTTTGTTTACCGTGGGATAGTAAGTAATCTGTAAGCAAAATGCCGGCGATCAATCTGGTAACCTTTGAATTTCTCTTTGCGCTTGTTGTCGGAGATTTCTGTTGTAAACATATATTGGCGATACTTGTCAACATCCAAAATCGCAGCAATCTCTAGCGATGAGTCCAGCATGAAATAATATGAAGGTTTTGGGTCTGCTCTATCAAACGATGGCGCGTTGCAAATGAAAACCATCTCAAATGGGAATATTCCGTTTTTGTATTTTAACCCTCGGCCCTTAACCTCAATTATTTTCCTTTGACCTTCCAGTACGACTTCAATGTCACCATTGTCAACGTAGTCCATCCTGCTAGCGGCATCTGGGGTCAGGTGTTGAGGCAAGATCTTTGTTTCTATCCCTTTATAGACCAACCATGCTGCAACTTTCTCTACTGCTTTATGGCTTTCATGCCAGCGCTTTTTAAAGCTCTCATGATAAGTGTCAATCATTTATCCTCCAGGCACAGTACAGCTTTTTCCCTTTGCATATCTCAACCGTGGGATACGTTAGATCCTTTAGGTCTGGCGAGATAACATCCGAAGATGCGGTACTCATATCCTTTCGGTTTCCTAATCAGTCGCTACCTGATCAACCCACTTGGGCCTTTGCGTTTGGGACGTGAATCTGGTCAAGCTGGCAGACCTACAACGCGCTCACGAATTACTGCTATTTAGAAAGGACGCACAGTTTAGCGCCACTGTCCGTTAGCGGGGTATTCAATGAGGATTGCTTATATGGTAGGATATAACCCGTGTCGGTTGTGACACGGTTAACGCCAAACAGCAATCGGACATTAAAGGGGTTGGTAGCCCCGCCGACACACTTACTATATTCTAGTTCGTAACCTCAAGCAACTTATTTAGATACCACTGAGCCTTCAGCAGATCCTCTCTAGGGTTGTTCTTGTACTGATGCCTGTGTAGGTACTTAATTGTATTGCCAAGACAGTACGCGCCGAACTGCTCTCCTAGCTGCTGCTGGATGTAGTCTATACACTCCACGCCGTTGGTGTTGTAATGCAAAGGCTTGTTGACGGGATCAAACGGAGGATCGTATTTTGTTGGTTCTAAAGTATCCCATTCTTCAGGCGTCGGATCTTTTCGCATACTCAATAATTCTCCGTATTTGGTTTCTGCTTATGGGTTTTCCTGCTCGGTTCAAAACCCCTTGGTTGGCGTAATGAGCAGCAATCTTGTACATGCTCATTCCTGAAGCTCGCATCTTTAAAACGCCTTTGATCACTTTCTGTTCGTATTTATTGTTGTGTACTTTCCCGTCTTGATCGTACCAAACCCCAAATGGAGCCTTACCGCCACCGCAAAGACCTTTAGCCCTGCGTTTTTTCAGACCTTCCTTGACTAAAGCTGAAGTCGTTAGATTCGCGCTATGGACTTTAGAGTGACACGGAGCGCATAGATTGACTGTCTTTGTTCCTCCTAAGACTCTAGGAACGACATGGTGCGCGTGATCAGCGGTAAGGCCGCATTCAAAGCAATCGTGATCTTTGGTTTTTAATTTGGGCATTAAACTCAGCAATCATTTCTCGGTAGTCTTGTGCGTAGAGTTTAATGGGTTTATTGGAGTCTGCAAGCATCTGATCAACCTGAGATTTTCCGTATTTGTCAATCATAAAGATCGTATAGTTCTGAGCTGCGACTCCGTGCTTCATTCCAAATAGGTTGCAACCAGGACATTGCGGCCAGACGTTTCTTTTGTCTAGTGAGAAATAACTAGACTTACCTTTAGGTAGCCAATGCCCACCGTGAACCTCTGTGTAATGCTTAACGACTCCGCACGTCACACACTCACAAAATCCGTTGTCGTCTGCTTCCTCCAACCTTCGGAGTAATTGGAATGCTTTTAAGGCTTTAGCCCTGAGCGTCTCTGGCACGCATAAACTCGCTGTCTGCTGGATTGGCTAATTGTAC